TATCCACCATTTTATATTAATGGTGAAATACCTAAAGATTTATACTTTGCATCACTCGATCCATATAAGGTAGATAAACTTTCTAAAGAAGTTACAGGTAAGCATTCTTTGTATAGTTTTAAAATATGGATGTACAATCGTAATTATGTACCTTATAGAGGTAAACGTATTATGGCAGAGTATTGTGGTCGTTTAGATTCTATGGCTCTTAATGATAGAGAACTTCTTAAAGCTCTAAACAGATGGAATTGCGGAGTTCTTATAGAAGCTGGCACAGGTGAAACTATTAATAACTTTAAAACATGGGAGTATCGTAATAAACTTATGAAAGACCCTACTGCATTTACAGATCGAAGTATTACTAATAGACAGAACATTCCTTATGGTATTGTAATAGGTGATGGTGATACTAAAATCGAAGGTCTGGGTATGCTTAGAGATTATATGTATGAGATCATAGGACGTACAGATGATGGTTCACCTATTTATAGGTTACATGATACATACTCTATAGGACTTTGCTTAGAAGAGCAACGTTATAATAGTAATGATAACTTTGATAGAATAAGTGATGCTATAGTTGCTATGTATGAATTTCGTAAAGATACATTACTTAATGAAAAGAAACAGAATGAAAAATATAATCCTAATACTAAAAGATTAGCTGATCGTTTAAACGCAAAATCATAATATACAAATGGTACAACAACCTGATCAATATGTAAGTTCTAACTTTAAAAGAACTGATAAGAAATGGAGTATAGCAATGACAAATTTTGTTATTGATCTTGCTTCAAGTTTTAATAATAAATCTGATGTACAGAAGTATCTTAATGCTGCTAATGGTATAGTAGATAAGGCAACTTATAAATATGTATTAGCTACATATAATACCGCTCAAGGTAAGAAAGAAGATATGCCAGGTACTATTAGAGATGTAGATTTTCTTAAACCTATTAAAGATAGGTATATGGGAGAATTTATAGGTGCCTATCATAACTATCAAGTATTTGCTAATGATCCGGACGTAGTACTTAAACGTAATGCTAAGATAGGTGAACAAGTATATTCAATGCTTATGCAAAAGTTAGTTAATGAACTTAATGCAAAAGGTGTTGATACTGGTAAGGAATCTAAAGAAGTTCCTGATATTGATAAATGGTTAGAAACTGCTACAGAAGATTGGTCAGATGATCAAGTTATTGAAGGACAGAAACGATTAGATTTACTTAATGCTTTAACAGATGCTAAAGGTAAATATATACAAGCATACTTTTATTGGTGGGCATGTGAAGAAGTTTATAGTTATAGAGAAGTACATAAGAATGATGTTAGTTTTGATATCATTAGTCCTCTAGAATATTTTAGAGTTCCTAGTGGTAATCAATTTGTTGAAGATGATGACTATGGTATGCGTAAGTATAAACTTAGTTTATCACAAATTATTGATAGGTTTAGAGAAGAACTTTCTGATAAGGAAATGAAATATCTAGTAACTCTTAATAATACTAAGACAAGTAATAATACAGCAGTAGTTGATCTTGATATGATTATGCGACTAGATGATTTTGCTGAACGTGGCATTAATCGTGAAAGTGGTTCTTTTCATAAATCATTTACTGATAAACTATGGTGTGCTGATATTTGGCATACTGTTTATAAGACTCCTATCAAAGTAGGTATACTTACTTTTACAGCACCTACAGGTAAAGTAGAAGAAATGGAAGTTGATGAAGATTATGAGTTCGATAGTGAATCTGGTGATATAGATATTAAATGGGAATATATTAATCAGTTTTGGGAAAGTTATAGAATAGGTCCAATGGATACAGGTATATATCTTAAACCTAGACCTATTGAAGTACAACGTGAAAAGTTTAATGATAGTTCTATATGTAAAAATCCTTATAATGGTATTAGTTATCTTATGAAAGATAATGAGAAAGCTCCTATACCTTATAGAGTATTACCTTATCTTGCATTATATCGTATATATACTTTACAACAAGAACGTGCTATTGCTAAGTTTAAATCTTGGTTACTTGTACCTGAAACTATATTATCAGATACAGATGAAATGACAACTGAAGAACGTTTAGATCAAGCTAATAAAGATGGTACATTACCTTATAATAATACACAAGATGCTAATGTAGCTAATGGTATTAAAGAAGTAGCTACTCAAGCAGTTGTTCAATATGTTACAGTATTAGATGGTGTTCTTGCTAGACTTAAAGCTGATGCTTGGGAAGTAGCTAACATGAATAATGCTAGAGTTGGTGCAGATCAACCTAGTGGTGCAGGTAAAGCTGTTACTGAATATAGTTATAATCAAGCTCTAACAGGTAGTGTATGGCATCTTGAAATATTTAATAATTTTAGAGAACGGGATTATATGGCTAATTTAGATTTTTCTAAAGTAGCTTGGATAGATGGTAAACAAGGTAGTTTTGTAGATCCTACTACTAACGAAGTTGTATATGTTAAAGTAGATGGAGAGAATCATCTTAGTCAAAACTTAGGTGTATTTGTTAGAAATAGTAATGAGTTAGATGCAATGGCTAAACAACTTAAAGATGTTGCATTTGCTGCTGCTCAAAACGGTAATGAAGATATTGCAGTTGAAGCTATTACTAATAAGAACATATCTAAACTTAAACGAATTATTAAAGATGCAGCTAAAGCTAAACGTGATTTTGAACTACAAATGAAAAATGTTGAAGGTCAAAATGCTACACAAGCACAACAAGTTATTCAACAAACTGAACAAGTTAAAGCAGATGCTAAGAAATATGAGATTGATACTAAATGTCAAAACAATATTGATATTGCATTACTTGAAACAGATCGTACACTTGCTGAATGGGAACTTCGTATGACACAAGACACTAATGGTAATGGTTATGTAAGTGGAGAGGAAATGGGAACTGATCAAGTAGAAGCCACTAAGAAAGTTATTGCAGATCAAAAACAAGCATTAGCTGAACGTAAGCAAGCATTTGCAGAACATAAATTTAATAAAGAACATGCTCTTAAACAAAAGATAGCAAATAAACCTAATCCAACTAAGCGATGATAAACGTGCGGGATACATTATTAGGTCGCGACCCACCTATAGATATTATACCTTATAAGTAAAGTAAATTTAGTACATTTGACAAAGTTAATAAGTGAATTATAACACAATTAATAAGTATAGATATGGTAATGAAAGTTAGAACACCATTAGCAGGTACAGATCCTGTTAATCTAGATACGAAAGATAAGGTTGCTAAAACAGCAGAAGAATTAGAAGCTGAACGTGTAGCTGAAGAAGCTAGACTGCAAGCTCTAGAAGATGCTAAATTAGCAGATGATAAAGATGATGATGAACTTAATGAATTAGTTATCTCTATTGATGGTAAAGATACAAAATATATTGTTGATGCAGAAGGTAATGCAACTCTCGACGGTAAAGTAATTTATACTAAAGATAAACTTGCAGAACTTGAAGCAGGTGAAGAAGCTGATATGACTATTGAATTACTAGAAAAAACATCCGGTATTGAAATACTAGATGAAACTGGTAAGAAATTGACATATGAACTTACACTAGAAGGTTTAGCTAAACGTGAATCAGATATTAAAGCATTAGGTTTACGTGAAGGTCACAATGCAGCAATTGAAAAGTTCTTTGAATCTAATCCTGATTTATATGATGCTTATCTTTATAAACAAACATATGGTACATTTGATGGATTTACTAATCATGTAGACTATTCTAAAGTTGTTTTGGTAGCAGATAATACAGATCAACTATATGATATTATTTATAAAGCTGAATTAGAAAAAGGCAACACTCCTGCTAAAGCTAAACGTTTTGCAGATATGGCTAAGAATGATGAAACACTTTTAGTTGATGCAACAGAAGCTTTATCATTTCTTTCTACTTCACAAGATAAAATTGTAACTGCTAAACAATCTGCAAGACAAGCTGAGATTGAAGCAGAAGCAGAAGCTGAAAACAAATATTACGGAGTTGCTTATACAGAGGATAACAAAGAAGTAATATTAGATGTTAAAGATTCTATTTATGATATAGTTGTTAAAACAGGTAAGATTGGTGATTTGGTTATTCCAATAGAAGGTTTAAAAGTTAAAGGTAAAGATGGTAAAATTATAGTTGCTTCTCGTAAACAGATATTTGATTATATTTCTGTACCTGTTAAAGAGGATCACGGTGTAGTTTATACACAAGCTCAACTAGATGATATTAGTCGTACTAATAATAAAGCAGAATTAGTACTTAGATATATGGGTAATCTTTTAGGTAATGATCTTTCACAACTTACTAAATCTGCAATCAATCGCAATAATGTAATTAAAATAAAAGCTGGAACTGGTGATCAACGTAAGATAGTTATTAAACCTAATGTGATAACCGGTAAAGTTACAGTTAAAACTCCTCTTAAATAATCATTTAAAAATTAAGTTACTATGAGAGAAATTGGTGTCGTTAAATACGACAGTTCTACGTACAGTGATGAAAACATGCTTTTGAATTTTGGCATTGTTGATCCTGTTACACTTAATAAGAATCTTACATATCTTTGGGGTAAAGATTCTGATAGATTTCCTTTGCTATCTATGACTGAAGGTAATAATGCTATTAGTCCTAAGAAAGCATTGAATGGTGCAGATACGCAGTATATATGGAATGTAGCTGGTCGTATGCGTCATACTTCACAAGTAGTTAGACTTGTTAGTACTACTACTATGCCGGGACGTGGTTATACTGAATTTGAAGTAGAAATGAAAGATGCTTGGTTCATCTATCAGTTTGGTGCTTTATCTCCTGATGGTGAACATCAAGTTCGTATTCAAAGTGAAGGTAAACCGACGACTAACAATACATTTATTTATCGTTTCCAATTACAAGGTGGTAATGCTAATGAGTTTATTCCATTAGAGAACTTTGAAGCAGGTAAATTCTGGGTACTTGGTGCTCCTACTGTTGCTGCTAGTAAATCAGATGGTAATAGATCTAATCGTCAGTCTACAGCTAAAGCTACTAACCAATTCGGTTATCATCGTTTTAGTCAACCTATTACAGGTAATATCGCTAATAAAGTAGTTGATATTGAATTTGATGTTGATGGTGGTGGTACTACTAATCTTTGGATGCCATATGAAATGAAGGTATTCGAGATGAAACGTAAAAAGTTCCTAGAAGAGGAC